TGTAACTTTAAATCGATCAGGTTGCTTTCATCAAAAATCTGTACATATGCTTGTACATAATGTACAAAGCAGCAGAGATATTTTGCGATTTGTACAAGGTGAGTAATGGCGCTGTCTGATGCGTGGTTGCGTTCAGTCGTTGGAAAGGAACGCGATAAGGTTTTGGTTAAATCAGATCGTGATGGTCTGTCTGTCAGAGTATCACCGAAAGGTCGCGTAGTGTTCCAATATCGTTATCAATGGGCAGGGAAAGGCGAGCGACTTGATATCGGAACTTACCCGGCAACTGGATTAAAAGAGGCCAGAGAAGAAGTTATCCGTCTTCGTGGTGAACTTGAGTCAAACCGCAATCCACGATTGGTCAGGCAGGCAGAAAAACGCAAAGCTACTGAAGCCATGACGGTAGAGTCTGTGATCCGTGCCTGGTATGAAGCATATTGTGTAAAAATAAAAAAGGTTCTGAGCAGATACTCCGCTCATTTGAACTGCATCTGTTCTCTAAAATCGGGAGTATCCCTCACGATGCAGCTACATTGCATGATTGGTTAGAGGTCCTGGAGCCTCTTAGCACTAAGACTCCAGCAATAGCAGACCGATTGCTAATTAACGCAAAGCAGGCCCATGTCTGGGCGTATAAGAGAAAGTTTATTGAAACTCGCCCGCTGTCGGACATCACGGGGAAAGATATGGATATCCGTAAAGGTCAGAAGAAACGGTTTCTGACACACGATGAAATTAAAATTCTTTATGCTGCGATCGATGGTTCTCGAATGGTTCCCAAATACCGGGCCTTCATTAAACTATTGCTGCATTTCGGCTGTCGTAGTTCAGAGCTGATTACTGCCAGGGTGGATGATTTTGATTTCATTAATAAGGTATGGACTGTACCGCCAGAACGACATAAGACAGGTGATATAACAGGCGAACCGCTAAAGCGCCCCATTATTGAACCGGTTGAAGAGCTTATAAAATACGTTATCTCTATGAACAACGGTTCCGATATGCTTTTTACCAAGGAAGGAAGCAAGGAGCCAGTTGGTCGGACATCATTGCAGTCGCTGCCTTACAATTTAATGCAGTACGCATGGCGGCGTTTGGGGTATCAATTTCCTCATTGGTCTCTTCATGATTTGAGACGAACAGCACGAACAAACTTTTCTGATCTTACTGCGCCTCATATTGCTGAAATAATGCTCGGTCATAAACTGCCAGGGGTATGGCAAGTTTATGATAAGAGCGATTATCTAGAAGAACAGCGTAAAGCCTATCAGGCATGGTGGGATAGGGTTGATTCGATTCTTACTTACACTAATTTAGGTTCCAACAGACAGCCTATTGAATAATGAATAGACATACAGAGTAAGAAAATAGTAATGATTCTTGGATTATAATTAACTGGTTGCTGATATTTCGATTTGCCGATTTATGAAGAGACGGTCATTATACTTATAAAAACACCACTCCTTATCCTTACAGAAATAAGGAGTGGAAACAGTTATGGCTGAGACTCTGGTTTAGCAATCTCGTTTATAAATTTCTTAGCTACAACAGTCTCATACTTTCTATAATCATCAAGATATTGAACATCTATATGATTTTTGTAGCGAGCATTAAATTTATTTGCAGCCCCTGTTTTATCATCTTTACGTTCATCCGTTGGTCTGAAAAATTTATGGTAGCGGCGGGGTGATACCCCCTCAAAATCACAAAATATTACTTTGGAAGATTCTTCGTTCTTTGTTATTGCATCATTATGCAGATCAAGAGCAAGGCTTTTATCAAATGGCTCTATATATACTACTTTTTTTATTCCAGCTGCGACAATATGCCTTGCACAGTTGTGGCAGGGATAGGTTGTCGTAAAAAGAATTTTATCTTTAGTATCGCCGTTTTGTTTTCTAGCCATTGATGTAATGACGTCCATTTCAGCATGAATTGATCTGGAGTATTCCATTACACTTGATATTTTGCTGTCTTTGTAAATGCCTTCTGCAATATTATCTAATTTGTTTAGAAGTCGTGTTATATTAATATCGGCAACAGTTTGTCCTGCGGAAATACCTAATACAGTTCTTACTTCGGTTGATAATATGCTTTTTATACGGTCTTTAATTTTTAGCTTGTTTGCATCATTATAACACTTACCACTTTTGTGAACGCATCGATGATCGTTATCAAAATCATCACTGCTATACAACCCGCCACCAGCTTTAGGTACGTCGTTCTTACCCACGGCAAGCAAATTCCCTTCATCATCAAACAGTGCAGCCCCTACTTGACGTGATAAACAAGCTGATTGTAATGATGTTGAAAAGGCAGCATACATACCTTTCTCGTTAAAAGTTGGTGTTAAACCATTTTTGCCATGAATAAGACCGAAAAACCGATCAATCTTCTTCTTTAATTCACTTTTTTGGCTGAAGTTATTTTTAATAAAAAAATCTGAATCAAGAATGGTTTCCCCGGTTCTTTGTCCATACGGATCAGAGGATTTATTATCAATATTGATAATTAAATGAAGGTCGTTCTTTGTCGATTCGTCATCAATGAGATTCTGAATTCGGTAATCTAAATCGCGCAAAACTCCTAACAAATAGAAATTATGCTGATATATAACTCTGAATAACTCTATTTCTTCCGGCCTTTTGAATTGATCAATGATGAAGACAGTACCTTTATATTCATCATTATTATAATCATTATTATGATCAATATTATTTTTCTCTGCTGCGATTGCTGCAATAGCAGCTTCTGCAAGCAACTCATTTTTTTGTAATGTTTACGAAGTTTATTGGCAATATCCTGGAGTTTTAAATGTCTATTAACTTGTGTGCTTTCGGATACCTTCAGTGCTGCTGGCTCAAAATATAATGGGTTTTCCATAAGCGCACTTATGCGGATGTGTACAACATTATACCCCCATTCTTTGGATATCTCTTCGATAATTTTGTTTATCGTTCTCATGCCACATCCAACATATCCACACAATCCAAGATAAATATCTTTTGATTGTCGTGAATTCACAATCTCAAGTGATGATGCCGATGTTGAGCCTTTTTTTTCATTCAGCTTTTGTGGAGTTTTTTTTGCTACTTCAGCCATTGCTAATTACCTAGTCGAAAACTATATCAGTATTTATTATTTCAAAAAATGCATCAAGAATTTCTTTATTTTTCTTTTTACTTTCAAATGAAATGACATTATCTTGATTAAATGTTGTTAATTCAATGCAGATAGAATCAACCTGATCATTGGCGGCGATGCTCGATTCTATTTCATTAAATGCTATTACATTCATTTATCTTATCCAAACATAATAAAAAACCATATGGCCTTTAGTGTACAACAAAACCATACTCTTTCCCCTCATTTTAGAGGGGGAAGTGTGGTCCACATCATGTTTTTTCCCACCCATGAAAATGTTCACCTAGGCTGGTGAGGCATTTTATGTACATCAACTCTTTGAGTTGAATCATTATTTTAGATTTTTTCTATCATTGTGTAAATGTCTTCGTTTCAATACATCATGCTTGGGGAGCGGTCCCCGTTTCCTGATAATTAATGCTTGTGGATAGCAACGTCCGTGCCTGTATCGCTCAGACAGACGCTTACCGTGCCATAGACGTGTCTGTTCACATACGTCATTCAATAACTCCTGCAAACCTGTAAATCTTGCGTGACGCCCATTTATTTGGGCATGATTTAATATCAGGATCTGGAAAATCAGGTCTGTACTTCTGGCCAGTTCTCCGGTTTACGCTGTTCCAGCGAAGAACTGTCGATACTGAAACGCCACAGAATTCGGCAACTTGTTTTGTTGTCATTAAGTTGTTCATTAGTTCACCTTCTGCGGTTGTGCAGTTGAAAGACTCATTCCAGCGCGTTGCTGCCAGACAACCCAGCCGAGAGCCATATCCCATGCCATGTACTCGTTATCGCTGTTTTTGGCTCTCCGACGATCTACTGAGTCACCGAAACGCTTTTCCATGAATAATTCATAAGATATTCGTTCATTTGTGATGGTCATTACGGGAGGAGCTAGGTAGAGAGGCGTTCCACCATTTTTGTTGGTAAGTGCAACTACACTTTTACTCAGCATCCATGCCACCGGCTTTTTATCAAGAGAAGCCAAAGCTATTTGTGCTAGTTCCATTTGCTCGCCACGGGTAAGTCTGTTTTCAAGCGGATTTTTAATGAATAATTCGATACGTTCTTTGGTAATAGAATTCATGCTATTTCACCTTGATCTCAACATTTCGCAGCCGTAGCTCCACTGGCAGGTCTGACTTTCCGGTTAAAGCTAATGCGAGATTTTCTAGAGTAATGAGAGCTGTTATTGTTTTCCCCATCCAGGCGTTATCACCAACACGCTCAAGATGCGGAGGGTCGAATACAACCACCGAAAAAGATGCGTCTGCAAATGGTAATGCACGAAAATCAGCTATCAGGTCAGGACTGATAATCAGGAGTTGCCCATCGCACAATGTATGCTCTTCCTTTCTGATATCGCTGAATATCGCCCGTTCGTCATTTTTATCGAACCAGAACATGCGACTGCCACAGCACATGTCGAGGATTGCTGCATGTCCAGTCACTGATTGCCTCCTTTGCGAAGCCGTTCCGCCCATTCTTCAAGGGATTTCTCCGCATATTCACCAGACAGGCCATCAATCGGATGCGATTCATTAGCTAACTCTTCTTTCGCTGACAGAATCATGCGTGTAACGTCGAAAACTTCAGCCAAAGGCTTATTGATAAATCCGTGATTGAAAGCAGCAGCAAGACGGCTTGCGGTATAGTTAATACCCTCGTTGCGAGCCTCAGCACGTACTTCATCGAATTTACGCACCAGATACTCAGCATTTGTTTCATTCACTTTCAGATCTCGCGGTACACATTTCCCGCGAAGAAACCCTTCCATTTCGAAAACATTCATGCGCATTTGCGTAACCCCGATAACTCGTTAAAACGTTCCATAAACATCCCGTAGGCATGGCCTGGTGACAGTGGAATAACTTTGAACATCTCTGTCGCCGGGATACCTTCCAGTACAGGCCAGAAAGAGCCATCATCAAGCCCGAGATCGCGGCGTTCGGTTGCCAGCATAATGAGATCGGCATATTTCACAGGCGTGCTCATAACCGGGGGTAACCCGTATTTCTCACGGATTACGGCGTCTATTTTTTCTTCCATCCGTTTATAGTCAGGAAGAAGGCGTTTCAGTGGCGCGGGGATGTCCTGGCAATACGCTTCTGTTGCATCATGCATTAACGCTTCAAAAGCAAATTCCTGTGGCACCAGCTGGCTGCAAAGCACCGCATGTTGGGCGACGCTGTAGAAGTGTGAAAGATGTCCTGCAAAGCGACAGATATTTGAAAGGGAAACCGCGATATCGTTAATCACGATGTCGTCTTTATTTATCCTGTCATAATAAAAATGCTTCCCGGAAAAAGTTTTAATAAATGACATTTTGTTCTCCACGTAAATGTGCTGCACCACGCTGAATTCTGGTAAAAGGAAGCCCTCACCATCCGGTGATTATTGAGTTAATTACGTTTCCATAAATGCCCCCGCAGGGGTATTTGCAGTAATGAAATCAGGCGGTGAAAGTACCAATAAAGGTTTCTACTTTGCTGTCTTTGAATTTCTCAACAAGCAGATCACGAAATTCGTTAGCCATTTCCTCCTGCACTGCTTCCAGCTGAATAATGCGCAGAACCAGTACAGGACGATCGCCAGTGATAATGCTGAGGCGTAATTTAAACGGACGTTCTTTCAGGCCTTCAAACGGAACGCATTTGAATTCAAATGCCACTGGCATAATGTCTTTGGTTTTCGCTTCGACAGACTCCATCAGGGAGCGTTTGCCGCTGAAGTCATTGTCTTCAAAATCAGCGGTCTGGTTTGCTTCAATCGTGATTTTACGGACTGCCGCAGCTGCTTTTGTTGCCTGAATAGCGTCACCATTAGCATCAAAGCCCACAAGGTAGTCCGCCCAGTCTTCAATCCATTCTGCCAGTGACTTCTGGGAGTTACGCTCGCCATTAACAGACAACAGAGCAGAGAACGGTGCTGTCTTTTTTAGCTTGAGAGTGGCGGTGTTATCTGCGTGACCTGGTTCATCAATAGTACCCAGGTTAAGCACACTGACGGCACGCATATTATCGGCATCGATAAAGCAGCGGGTGCCTTCATCTGCAAGATCTTTAGAATAACGGGTAAAGTCATCGATGCTGGCAGTGGAAAGCGCACCACGGAAACGGAAGCGATTTAAATTAAATTTTTCCAGATCATGAATGCGGAAATTCTCAGGCAATGCCACAGCATCGGCACCAATCTTACTGATAATTTCATTAACACCCTGAGCAGAAATAAGGGCATGGATTTGATTAATTGCGGTTGCGTCTAAGTTCTGAGACATAATAAGTCCTCACTATATAAAGATATTCAGTGATGAGATAAATAATCAGTTTATTAATAACGTATTAATGACCTGCTGCGCGGAGTTTTCCGTCAGGTTCACCGGCAAGAGTCAGTAATTGTCCCTGGTCTTCCTGCAGAATAGTCAGGCGACCACCGCGATTGACATACATCGGCGTTTCGGTGGTGTCTTCTTCGGAAATTTTCCCGCGGTTAGTCGGGCGAACATATGAGAGTTTGTGTTTGATTTTCACACGGTTCTCATCAAATGGTTCGATTTCCAGGTTGAGTGAGACCTTACCTTTGGTTTTCGTGTTCATCACACCTGAAGCGACTTCACTGAGAACTGCGCCGATTTTGGTTTCAAATACGCCGCCGTCCAGCTCCCCGATAAATGCCTGCACATCAGTACTGCGTTCGCTAGCCATTTTGCTGCTCCTCATCATATCGACCCTGCAAGGTCGGTTGGTTTCTCCACAAAACAGAGAAGAACACCTGCGGTGGCAGCCGCCCGGGTGGATTGGGTTATGAGCCCGTCGTCCGGTGATGCTCTTCTCTGTTTTGTAAAAAGAGCGGTACCAGCCGGAAGCAAGTGTACAAACTGGTACCGCCAAAGCAGTGGCTGTTGTGGTGGGCTTGTCACTTAAGCGTATGGTCAACCTGACAACCCGGTGTCCTCAACGGGGAAGGAATAACCCCGCCATACTTACCGCCGCGCCATTTCGCGGATTACCACAACGCTGAGAGCACTTAGCCAGTTACGGCACCACACTTTGTCGCGGTTCCATAAATGCCCTCATCGTTGCACCCTGGTCTCTTCCCAGGCGTCAAACCGAATCGCCACGCTGGTTAGGCGTCTTATCAGCATCCTCATTGACTTGCACATTCCGGCTACCTGGTTTGTTTGCCCGAGCAAGGAGTGGATTGTCCCCTTTAACGTCCCCAGACCGCTAACGACGCATGTGCCATACGCCGTGTTACAACCAAATTTTGTTAGTACCTTGTTTGTAGGTCTGGAAAGAAAGATAAAATGAAGTTGCGCATTATGCAAGTGTTTTTATTGCGAGATATGCAATTTGGTGGGTAATGAAAAGCCACCTTCTGGTGGCTAATTGATGTTGAGGTAGGGGGTTAATTGTGTCGCTTAAGGGTTTGTGACTGACTGATTAAGACCTTTCCAAAGACCATAAACCGATGTTCGTTTTCGCTGGTAATTCCCCATTCGCGGTAAATCTGATTATCAGAAATTACCAGCAGTTTATCAGGTATCATTTGCAGTCGTTTGACGTAAATTTTATCATCAAAACCAAATACATATATACCATCCCCATCAAACTGATTGATACTGATATCAACGAAGATGAGATCTCCTGGCTCAATGGTTGGACACATACTGTCCCCACGAACGTTGATAACTTTAATGTGATTTGCTGGTCGTCCACCAAACATCGATACAGCATTATCAGTTCTGTATTCAATGGCATGAATCACATCAATGACATCACCGCCCTGGATAAGGCCATTTCCCGCACTGGCACTGACATCCAGCATTTCAATACGGAATACATCCTTCACCTGCGCAACATCCTCACTAATACTGTTTTTACATACAGTATTACTTTTGAGGTCTGAGGTAAAGAGATCAGCAATATCAACACCTAAGCTCCTGGCAATATTACTCAGGGCTTGTTCAGTGAATTGTTTCTGCTTACCTGTTTCGAGGCGCGAGATATTCGCCGCATCCACTCCTATTGCTTCAGCGAGATCGGCGATTTTCATGTTCTTCGCCTGGCGAAGTTGTCTGACTCGATTTCCTATGTTCATGCGTTTATTACATTTCTTTATTGCGCGTTAAGCAAATCAACTTGCGCAAAATATTTGCGTGAAATAATATGCTCATCACGCAATATGTGGAGGTTATATGCAATCACCATTACGGAATGTGCGTAAGGCGCACGGATTTACTTTGCAGCATGTTGCTGCGGGCGTTCAGGTCAATCCAGCGACGCTGAGTCGTATTGAAAGACTGGAACAAATTCCATCTATCGAGCTTGCAGAACGTCTGGCCAATTTTTTTAAGGGAGAAATCAGCGAAATGCAGATTCTCTATCCTGCACGCTTTCAATCTAGTCAAAACCGGAATGAGTTAAAACCACAGGAACAGGAGGTAAGCCGTGGGTAAGCATCACTGGAAAGTGGAAAAACAGCCTGAGTGGTACGTGAAAGCTGTCAGAAAAACTATCGCGGCGTTGCCGGGGGGTTACGCTGAAGCTGCTGAGTGGCTGGATGTAACAGAGAACGCTTTATTCAACCGCCTTCGTGCCGATGGCGATCAGTTTTTTCCGTTGGGATGGGCAATGGTTTTACAGCGTGCGGCTGGTACTCACCACATTGCGGATGCTGTCGCACAGTCTGCTGGTGGGGTGTTTGTATCACTTCCAGAAATTGAGGAAGTAGAGAACGCCGATATAAACCAGCGCCTGCTGGAAGTCATCGAACAGATCGGGAGTTACTCAAAGCAGATTCGTTCGGCAATCGAAGATGGGGTAGTGGAGCCACACGAGCAGACAGCAATTAATGATGAGTTGTATCTGTCAATTTCGAAGCTCCAGGAGCATGCAGCACTGGTCTACAAAATCTTCTGCGCTCCAGAAAAGAGTAACGCCCGCGAGTGTGCAGCTCCGGGCGTCGTGGCGTTTTGTGTCTGTGGAGAAACTAACGCATGAACAGTTTAACGGCAAATAACCGTTTGTCGCAACAGCTGGTGGTCAGTGTCGCTGCACACCTGTTGTTACGGCATGAATGCAGATTACCAAATCACCTGGCTGTAAGTAACCACAGAGAACTTTACCTGACTGTGGGGGGCGAGTTGTGCAGGAACTTAACCGCTGGTTTCGTGACGGAAGAGGACTTTATGTTCATGTTATTCGTTGGGAGCCAGAAACACAGCGCGTTATCTATCTTCGCAAAGACTACCCGCATGAGTGCTTTAGTCCTTTGTGGAAATTCAGGCGTGATTTTGTTGAGTGTGAAGGACCACCAGCATATTGATTCTGCAATTCCGGGACGTTACACTGTTCAGGCACCTTATAAAGCGGGTGCCGGGATTGGCGTCCTGAAATTGTCAACGGCGATGTATGACGCGCCAGCGTCTTTTTTATCGTCCGCATTTGCTCACATCCAGATTATGGTGGGCTGGGCGGGGGCACCGAAAGGTGCGCCGGTCTCCGTTGACGCCGGTTACGCCAACCCCGTCCAGTTCACCACCAGTGAAATTGGCGTTTCCGGTGGTGGAAGTTTTTCACTGTCAACGGAGGCTGCCATCATGGCTACGATCCAAGCCCTCACTCAACCTGAAATCACCATTGACAACGGCCAGGCCGTTACCACTTCTTTGGCTGTTGCCAACTTCTTCTCCAAGCGTCACGACGATGTGCTGAAAAAGATCCGCACTCTGGATTGTTCCCCTGAGTTTTGTGCCCGCAATTTTGCGGAGACATCGATTTCGGTAAATCAACCGAACGGTGGTACACGCAAGCTCCCTTGCTATCAAATCACACGAGACGGTTTTGCGTTTCTTGCTATGGGTTTCACGGGTAAACGTGCTGCCCGGTTCAAAGAGGCATACATCAATGCCTTTAACCAGATGGAAAAACTGCTTTCAAAGCCATCCACGCTGAGCGATGCCGCAGATAACGCCAGCGTGCTTTACTCCCACCTGTCGGTAATCCACAAGGTCTGGCTGCAGCAGCTTTATCCTATGTTGGCAAAAGCTGAATCTCCGCTGGCTGTTAGCTTATATGATTATATTAATGATGCTTCGGCGCTGGCCTGCCTCATAAATTTGTCGCTGAACCCTTCAGAGGTAAGGGGGCGCAAATGATCCGGAATATTTTCAAACGGTTTACCAATCAGACTTTCCGTTGTCCTCGTCCGGGTCAGTGGTACACCACACCTGCAGGGCATGTTCTACGTGTTAGCCTGGTTGACCGTGAATGTCAGAAGGTGATTTGTGAACCGCTGGGCCGTAATTACCGCGTCAGTATGCCGCTTATAGCCTTTCGCTCCGGAAAAAACATGAAGCATCTCGGAGGTGCAGCATGAGTATGGAGCTGATGGTTAAAGCGATGAAAATTCGAGTGGGTAATCCATTGCGAAAACTGGTTCTGATCAAGCTGGCTGATAATGCCAGCGATCAGGGGGAGTGCTGGCCCAGCTACCAGCATATTGCTGACCAGTGCGAGATTAGCAAACGTTCTGTGATGAATCATATTGCGGCCCTTTGTGAGTCCGGGCTGGTAAAAAAAGTCACCCGGAAAGGTGAAAAAGGTAACTCAAGTAATATCTATCTCCTTCATCTGGATGGTGCAGGAGATTCACTAGGGGGTAGTGCAAATAATTCACTATCTGGCGCAGCAAATTCACCAGGTAGTGCAGGAGTTGCACCAGGGGGTAGTGCAGGAGATTCACCCAGAACCAGTCACTCTTTTGAACCAGTCAAAGAACCAGTCAATGAACCAATAGCTGTTGGTGCATCAGTTGATGAGTCCGTGCGAGTTCGTTCAAACCGACCGGAATACTCTCCGGAGTTTGAGCAGGCATGGCTGGCATATCCCAAACGTGCTGGTGGCAATTCAAAATCTGCAGCCTTCAAAGCCTGGAAAGCCCGTTTGAATGAGGGGGTAAACCCCGAAACCATGCTGGAAGGTGTGAAACGCTACGCGGGCTGGGTATCTGCGATGGGTAACAGCGGCACACAATTTGTGAAACAGGCTGTCACGTTCTTTGGTCCGGATCGTCATTTCGAAGAATCCTGGGAAGTTCCTGCGGTATCTGCAGCCAGACGCGAGGACCCGTACTTCAAAGCCAGTTACGACAACGTGGACTACAGCCAGATCCCGGCAGGATTCAGGGGGTGATCATGAGTCTTTTGAATGAAGTTCAGAAATTCATTGAAGCCCATCCGGGGTGTACTTCCGGAGACATTGCGGATGCTTTTGCAGGTTACTCACGGCAGCGCGTTCTGCAGTCAGCAAGCAAGTTACGTCAGAGTGGGCGTGTGGCTCACCGTTGTGAAGGAGATACACGCAGACATTTCCCACGCCTGACTGAGAGAGCGCAGGAGCCGGAACCACAACCAGTTCGTGAAACCAGACCTGTGCGCAATTTCTATGTCGGCACTAACGATCCCCGGGTGATTTTGTGCCTGACCCGCCAGGCGGAAGAACTGGAGTCCAGGGGCTTATACCGTCGTGCTGCAACGGTGTGGATGGCGGCATTCCGTGAAAGCCACTCCCAGCCAGAACGAAACAATTTTCTGGCGCGTCGTGAGCAGTGTTTACGGAAAAGCAGCAAGCGCGCTGTATCGGGTGATGAGTGGTATCTGTCAGGGAATTACGTGGGGGCTTAATGAGTAATAAATATTGCCAGGAGCTGGTGGAACTGCGGAACAAACCAGCCCATGAACTGAAGGAAGTGGGTGATCAGTGGCGCACGCCGGACAACATTTTCTGGGGAATTAACACCCTGTTTGGCCCGTTTGTTCTGGATCTGTTCACTGACGGTGATAACGCCAAATGTGCTGCGTATTACACGGCGGAAGACAACGCGCTGGCGCATGACTGGTCAGAACGTCTTGCGGAGCTTAAAGGTGCTGCCTTTGGTAATCCCCCGTACAGCCGCGCCAGTCAGCATGAGGGGCAATACATCACCGGCATGCGTTACATCATGAAACATGCCAGTGCCATGCGTGATAAAGGCGGGCGCTATGTTTTCCTGATCAAAGCTGCCACCAGCGAAGTGTGGTGGCCGGAAGATGCGGACCATATTGCTTTTATTCGCGGGCGTATTGGTTTTGAACTGCCTGCCTGGTTTATCCCGAAGGATGAGAAGCAGGTGCCGACAGGCGCTTTCTTCGCTGGTGCTATTGCTGTTTTCGATAAGACCTGGAAGGGACCGGCAATCAGCTACATCGGGCGCGATGAACTTGAGGCATGTGGTGAGGCGTTTCTGGCGCAGGTTCGCCAGCAGGCGGAAAAACTGGTCAGGGAGATGGCGGCATGACGACGTTAACTCAATGCCAGCAGCAGGTGCTGGATATGCTGATTTCTTATCAGAAAGAACGTGGCTTCCCGCCAACCAATCAGGAGGTGGCAATCATGCTGGGATACCGTTCAGTGAATGCAGCGGTGGAGCATCTTCGCGCACTGGAGAAAAAAGGTGTCATCACGATAAAGCGTGGCGTGGCCCGGGGCATCACGCTTCATACCGCGGTGAAGGACGACGACAGCGAGGCGGTCGGGATTATCCGCTCACTGCTTGCCGGTGAGGAAAACGCCAGGCTGCGTGCAACCCACTGGTTACATCAGAGGGGCCTGAAAGTATGAAGCTGATCCTGCCTTTCCCGCCCAGCGTGAACACGTACTGGCGACACCCCAACAAAGGGGCGTTTGCAGGTAAGAGCCTGATAAGCGCGGCGGGGCGAAAATTTCAGAGCGCGGCGTGCGCAGCAATAGTTGAACAGTTACGTCGTCTGCCGAAACCAACGTCGGCACCTGCTTCAGTGGAGATCGTGTTGTTTCCTCCGGATAACAGGATCCGCGATCTGGACAACTATAACAAGGCGCTGTTTGACGCCCTGACCCACGCGGGGGTGTGGGAAGACGACAGTCAGGTGAAAAGAATGCTGGTGGAGTGGGGACCGGTTATCCCGGAAGGGAAGGTCGAGATCACTATCAGTAAGTACGAGAAAACGGCGGGTGCAGCCGCCTGATCAAGAGGAGAAACGAAGTATGAATAATCTGATGGTCATTGATGGTATTGAAGTTCGTCGTGATGCTTATGGGCGTTACAGCCTGAACGATCTGCATCGCGCAGCAGTAGCATCTGGTGCAAATGCCAGAACCAAGGAGCCGGGAAAGTTTCTTTCCAGCCAACAAACTGTTGAGCTTGTTCATGAATTGACCAACACCCAGAATTTGGGTGTTGACCCGGTGAGTGTGATTCATGGGGGAAATGAACGGGGAACGTATGTCTGCAAGGAACTGGTGTATGCCTATGCAATGTGGATCAGCCCGTCATTCCATCTGAAGGTGATCCGTACTTTCGATATGGTAACCAGCGCACCGGAAAAATTATCCGGACAGGCTGCTGACAAGATGCAGGCTGGTGTGATCCTGCTGGACTTTATGCGCCGGGAATTAAACCTGTCTAACTCATCAGTGCTTGGAGCCTGTCAGAAACTCCAGGAGGCTGTTGGCTTACCGAATCTGGCACCGCGCTATGCCATTGATGCTCCTGCTGACGCGCCTGATGGCTCAAGCCGCCCCACGCTGTCACTGAGTGCACTGCTGAAGCAGTATGGTATCCGCCTGACAGCTAATCAGGCATATCACCAGATGGCGAAGCTGGGGATCGTTGAACAACGTGAACGATACAGCCGCACTGCGATTAACAACATCAAAAAATTCTGGTCGCTGACGGCGAAAGGCTGCATGTTCGGCAAGAACATCACCAGTCCCGCAAATCCGCGCGAGACGCAGCCGCATTTCTTCGAATCCCGGTTCCCTGAGCTGTTAAAGCTGCTCGATACCGTTCATTGAGGTGACCGTGAGAGCGCTACTGACCCCTGAAATTGCCCCGCGTATGGGGATCGTATTGTTCAGGCCCGGTTCAGAGCTGATGCCCCTGTTTATGCAGGGGCGTGTCCTGCTGGAGCCTGAGCCGGAACGTTATTCATCTTTCGCCAGTGGTGCCGTTCCGGCGGCATCACAACCGCTGGCGGATGATCCTGCCGTTCGGGCCGTGTTCCGCAATGAGGCAGTGATTCGTCGTGCTGGTGGAGTGGAATGTCTTGAACGCTGGTTACTTCGTGAAAAAGGTTGCCAGTGGCCTCATTCCGACTGGCACAGCGAGAACATGACCACAATGCGACACACGCCGGGCGCAATCCGTCTGTGCTGGCACTGCGATAACCAGCTGCGCGATCAGTTCACGGAACGGCTGGAATCAATGGCAACGGATAACTGTACCCGCTGGGTGTTGTCTGTTGTGCGTCGGGATCTCGGTTTTGATGACAGTCACGTTGTGACAATGCCGGAACTGTGCTGGTGGCTGATTCGTAATGACCTGGCGGATGCCTTACCGGAAAGTGCAGCCCGTAAGGCACTGAGATTACCGAAGCCTGTTGTGCCGTCTGTCACCCGGGAAAGTGACCTTGTGCCTTCGGTTCCTGCCACCAGCATCATCCAGGATAAAGCGAAAAAGGTGCTGGCGCTGAAAGTGGATCCGGAGTCGCCGGAGTCTTTTATGTTACGCCCAAAACGTCGCCGCTGGGTTAATGAAAAGTACACGCGCTGGGTTAAGACACAGCCGTGTGCATGTTGTGGAAAGCCCGCTGATGATCCCCACCACCTGATAGGCCACGGTCAGTGTGGAATGGGTACAAAAGCGCATGACCTTTTTGTGTTGCCTTTGTGCAGAAAGCATCACGACGAGCTGCATGCGGATACCGTGGCATTTGAAGAGAAGTATGGCTCTCAGCTGGAGCTGATATTTCGTTTTATCGATCGTGCGCTGGCAATTGGCGTACTGGCGTAAGTGGAGAACGAGCATGAACCTTGAAGCCTTACCGAAATATTACTCCCCGAAATCTCCAAAACTGAGCGATGACGCACCGGCGACAGGCTCTGGTGGTTTAACAATTACGGATGTGATGGCTGCGCAGGGGATGGTGCAGTCAAAAGCACCGCTTGGGTTTGCTTTATTCCTGGCAAAAGTTGGTGTTCAGGATCCTCAGTTTGCGATTGAAGGTCTGCTCAATTACGCGATGGCACTGGATAACCCGACATTGAATAAATTGAGTGAAGAAACCCGGCTACAGATCATTCCTTACCTTGTGAATTTTGCCTTTGCTGATTATTCCAGGTCTGCGGCAAGTAAGGCTCGCTGTGAGCATTGTGCTGGTACTGGATTTCATAATGTATTGCGCGAGGTGGTGAAACACTCCAGAAGCGGGGAATCTGTTATTAAGGAAGAGTGGGTGAAGGAACTATGTCAGCATTGTCATGGTAAGGGAGAAGTCAGCACAGCATGCAGAGGGTGCAAGGGTAAAGGTATTGTCCTGGATGAAAAAAGAACCCGGCTTCATGGCACGCCTGTTTATAAGGTTTGTGGGCGTTGCAATGGAAACCGGTTTAGCCGTTTACCAACCACACTGGCGCGGCTTCATGTCCAGAAGCTGGTACCAGACCTGACGGATTATCAGTGGTACAAAGGATATGCAGATGTCATTGATAAACTGGTTACAAAGTGCTGGCAGGAAGAAGCATATGCAGAGATACAATTGAGAAAGGTGACAAGATAAATGGTTTTCGCCGAAGATGACGACATGATGCTTGCATTTTTCAAAAAATATGGATAAGATTTTCCCAACGATGGGCTTTGTATGTCTACCGTTGATAAGATTTAAGAACCCGCCGATGCGCGGGTTTTTTTGTACCCAGAATCCTGTGAGCTATACGGAAAGTACACAGAAAGGAAGGTGCGACCACAATTAATAACAAAATCTTAAAAATTGCACATGGCACTATTAGTTTACTAAATATTGTGTATTTTTTGTATTGCAGGATGACCCTGTAACGAAGTTTGCGTAACAGCATTTTGCTCTACGAGTTTGCCAGCCTCCCCCAGTGGCTGGCTTTTTTATGTCTGTAGCGTCAAAGCAGCAATGTCGCTGGGGCGTCGTGCAATTGGCGTTGAGCTGGAGACTGAACGTTTTGAGCAGACGGTCAGGGAAGTTCAGGATTTAGTCAGTCAGAACGGATGATATTGCAGGATTAGTTACGTACCGTTATTATCCTGCGCCCGGCCCTTTAGCTCAGTGGTGAGAGCGAGCGACTCATAATCGCCAGGTCGCTGGTTCAAATCCAGCAAGGGCCACCATATCACATACCGCCATTAGCTCATCGGGATAGAGCGTCAGCCTTCGAAGCTGGCTGTGCGGGGTTCAAGTCCCCGATGGCGGTCCATTATCAGCATCATGCGTTGTTAGCTCAGCCGGACAGAGCAATTGCCTTCTAAGCAATCGGTCACTGGTTCGAATCCAGTACAACGCGCCACACCACACTTATCTGCCCTGACTCTCTTTTGCGGGCTTTTTATTACAGGAAAGACACCGGACAGTGAAATGTTAAATGCCTCACAATTCAGGTGGTTGACTGTTGCCTGACATGCTGAGCGTTTGTTAAAAAAATCCTGCATGATGAATCCCCCTGGGCGGCGGGGCATAATGACAGATGTTTGGTTGCGTATTGTATAGGCAAGTTGCGGATTCTGTCTGGTCATTGCAGAATTCACCGGGAGGCACCCGGCATCATGCTGTATACAGAGATTAGGCATATATCCAGGCTCCTCATCGCAGGAGCCTTTTTACATGCAAAAAAAGCCCGAGTAGGTTCGGGCAACAGCATGAGATACTTGCATTGTCATTTTTATCGTGTGGATTTTAACCAGGGTTTATAAGGCTGCGCAACTGCGCGGCCTTTTTCGTATTGCGGGCTGTAGTCTTCCTTCTGTCATTGTCCTGTAACTTCCGGACTTCAGCCCGCCCCTTATCTGACTCACAACATTATCCCGGCCGGGAGGATTCATGGCATTTAAACACTATGACGTGGTCAGGGCGGCGTCGCCGTCAGACCTTGCTGAACGACTGACACAAAAACTGAAGGAGGGGTGGCAGCCATTTGGCAGCCCGGTGGCCATCACGCCTTATACTCTGATGCAGGCCATTGCGGCGGAAGGTGATGTCACCACACCTGTGTTGGTGAAGCCGTCGGATGGAGAAGGCACAGTAATCAGCGCCACCAGAGACACGGAGTATTACTTTGTTGTGGTTCTGGCGGGGCAGTCAAACAGCATGGCATATGGTGAAGGCCTTCCGCTGCCGGAGACATATGACCGTCCGGACCCGCGTATTAAGCAGCTGGCGCGCCGCAGTACGGTGACACCGGGCGGTGCAGCATGCAAATATAACGACATCATTCCGGCGGACCATTGTCTGCATGATGTGCAAGACATGAGCCGCCTTAACCATCCGAAAGCGGACCTGTCAAAGGGGCAGTACGGAACCGTGGGGCAAGGGCTGCATATCGCCAAAAAACTGCTGCCGTTTATACCGGCGAATGCGGGCATTCTGCTGGTTCCGTGCTGTCGTGGTGGTTCAGCGTTCACCACCGGAGCCGATGGCACATACAGTGACGCGAGTGGTGCCTCGGAGAATTCAACCCGCTGGGGTGTGGACAAGCCGCTGTATAAGGACCTTATCGGTCGAACAAAAGCAGCACTGAAGAAGAACCCGAAAAATGTGCTGTTTGCCGTGGTGTGGATGCAGGGGGAATTTGATTTTGGCGGTACGCCGGTAAATCACGCAGCACAGTTTGGTGCGCTGGTTGATAAATTCCGTGCAGACCTGGCGGATATGGCAGGTCAGTGCGTCGGTGGCTCTGCTGGCGGTGTTCCCTGGATATGTGGAGATACGACGTATTTCTGGAAGCAGAAGAACGAATCCTCGTACCAGACGGTGTACGGCAGCTACAAAAACAAAACGGAAAAGAATATCCATTTCGTACCGTTCATGACCGATGAGAACGGGGTGAATGTGCCGACGAACAAACCGGAAGAAGACCCGGACATTCCGGGTATCGGATATTACGGTTCGAAATGGCGTGACAGCTCAGCCACCTGGACGTCACAGGACAGGGCGAGCCATTTCAGTTCATGGGCTCGCCGCGGGATTATTTCCGACCGTCTGGCAACGGCGATTTTGCGCCATGCGGGAGGAGTGGCGCTAAACGCGGGGGCATCATCGACAGTATCAGAGGTGCGCCCGTCATCGCCTTCCGGTGCAGAAGCCACAGGCGTCACAACACTGCTCTCTTACCTTGCCAGCGAGTCAGAGGGAAGCCTGAAAGTACAGGGATGGTCAGCCAGTGGCGGCAGGGCAGAAGTGGTCAGCGATGCGGAGGGAACCGGAGGTAAGGCAGTGAAGCTGACCAAGGAAGCCGGTAAAAGCAGCTGGGTGCTGGAGTACGCCGCGGGCAACGGTGCGGCTCTGTTACAGAAAGGGGGGCAGATTCGCTGCCGCTTTAAGGTTTCGGGAGCGCTGGCTGCGAACCAGTATGTTATGGCGTTTTACTGGCCGGTATCTTCACTGCCACAGGGCGTTGCCCTGACCGGAGACGGGGGGAATAACCTGCTGGCAGCGTTCTACATCCAGACAGATGCAAAAGACCTGAATGTGATGTACCACAATGCGAAAGTGGCGACAAACAACCTGAAACTGGGAAGCTTTGGCGCATTTGATAACGAATGGCATACGCTGGCTTTCCGCTTTGCCGGGAATAACAGCCTTCAGGTGACGCCGGTTATTGATGGTCAGGATGGCACACCGTTCACGCTGACGCAGTCACCGGTCAGTGCCTTTGCGGCGGATAAACTGCATGTGACAGACATTACCAGAGGTGCGACTTACCCGGTACTGATAGACAGCATTGCGGTGGAAGTGAACAGCACAGACACTGCGGCATGATAAAAAAACCGCCAGCGACAGGAATGGACGCTGGCGGTGGTGATACCTATGGAGAAAAAATAAAGGAACGATACTTTCGTACTCTGGTTTTTTAATGAAAACAGTTCTTATTGTCAACAATAACGGAAAGAAATTATGACATTTCTGAACCAGTTAATGCTGTACTTCTGTACGGTGGTCTGTGTGCTGTATCTCCTTTCGGGTGGGTACAGGGCAGTGCGCGATTGCTGGCGCAGGCAGATTGACAAAAGGGCCGCAGAGAAAATCAGCGCCAGTCAGTCAGCCGGAAGCAAACCCGAAGAGCCGCTCATTTAGCGGCAACTTTCTTAATCACATCTTTCGACGAGAAAATCCCATGTCAGAAATTACATCCCTGGTCACTGCTGAAGCAGTGAAGGAAGTCCTGCGCTCTGAAGAAGTCCGGAGCGCACTGAAACAAAAACTTCGCCATAACCTGGAAGCGCGTCTTGATGCAGAGGTTGATGCCATTCTGGATGAGCTGCTTGGTGTACAGGCAGAGCCACCGACTGAAGCGGGAGATACCACCGCAGAGAGCGGTGAAGTTCAGCCTGAATCACCGGTCGCCGATGCGACTGAACCTCAACCCGAATCGGTCATGATGCTGTAACGGGGAGTCAGGGCCATCAGTAAACAGCTGCTGGCCTTTTTCATGTTGTGAGCTTCCGGATTGCGGGAGGCGGGGTATGTACCAGATGGAAAAAATCACAACAGGTGTGTCATACACCACGTCAGCGGTGGGGACGGGATACTGGTTACTGCAGCTGCTGGACAAAGTCTCTCCGTCCCAGTGGGTGGCGATAGGTGTGCTGGGGAGTCTGCTGTTTGGCCTGCTGACGTATCTGACTAACCTGTATTTCAAAATTAAAGAGGACCGTCGCAAGGCTGCCCGGGGAGATTAGGTGATGAACCATGAAGAAATGAATCAGCGCTTCAGTCGTCTGGAAAATGAAATTGCTGAACTGAATAAAAAACTGTCGACGCTGATGCCTTCTGAAGATGAAAAAAAACGCCGCGATGAGCAGAAATCTCTCAGAGTGTTTCAGTATTCATAATGATAATTTCAGTGAGCTGGAATGGGAGTGTAACCGGCCATCCTTTGTTGTATCCGGTGATGCTGGGAAAATAACCATCTCAGAAAATGGAAAAGTAACACCGCCATCGCACCAGCATAGTGAGGAGCTCATTGAATTTGCCATTGATTACCTGAAGAACAATAAAAAGCAGGGGCTGATGAAGTGCATTGGTCGTTGCATGGGATATCTGCAGATAGCTGCTGAGATTGAAGCGCTGGCCAGTGGTGCGGACAAGGATGCAGTTGTGCGGGAGGCTCTTCTTCGTGATTTTGATAATCCGCCCTTTAAAAAAGTGCCGGCTTACTGGTTTCATCCAGGACTGACTTATCTTAAAGGGCGTATATAAGCTGGCTCGTTATCTGTTGCCGATAAATCCTGATAAATATCCATGAACACCAAAATCAAATACGGCCTGTCGGCTGCCGTTCTGGCGCTGATTGCCGCTGGTGCGCCTGCGCCTGACATTCTCGACCAGTTTCTGGATGAAAAGGAAGGTAACCACACCACGGCATACCGTGATGGTGCGGGGATCTGGACCATCTGCCGTGGTGCCATCATGGTGGATGGTAAACCTGTTGTTCCAGGCATGAAGTTGTCGAAGGCAAAATGCGCTCAGGTTAACGCCATTGAGCGTAATAAGGCGCTGGCATGGGTGGAGAAAAACATCAAAGTGCCATTGACCGAACCACAGAAAGCGGGGATTGCGTCATTCTGTCCGTACAACATTGGCCCCGGTAAGTGTTTCCCGTCGACGTTTTATAAACGAATTAATGCAGGCGATCGCAGGGGGGCGTGTGAGGCGATTCGCTGGTGGATTAAGGACGGTGGCAGAGACTGCCGTATTCGCTCAAACAACTGTTACGGTCAGGTATCCCGTCGCGACCAGGAGAGTGCGCTGGCGTGCTGGGGAATTGACAGATAAGCAGAATATTTTGCTGAAAAATGCGGTTTGCTCACACGGACGGATAACACGAAATCCTGCGAACTGACAAAAACTAAGTGAATAAAAGTAAAAACCCCGTTTGTTGGCTGCAAGCGGGGTTTTGTGTTTCCTGACTCTGGAAAAGTCAAAGGAGAAAGTGTGTTTGATTTTAGCAAACTGATTCGGGAGATTCGAGTGATGGCTGAAAAATTATCCACCTGGAAGTTCATTCTTATCTGGCTGGTGTTTGTGATTATGGCCTCCGGTTATTTCATCGGTCAGATACGCTGGTGGTGAAATGAACCGCGTACTGTGCGTGGTCATCATTGCCCTGCTGGTGGCCTGTGGTGCGCTTAGTCTGGGGCTGAATCATTACCGTGATAACGCCATAACCTACAAAGAGCAGCGCGATAAAAAAGTCAGTGAGCTGGAGCAGGCAAATGCAACCATTACTGATATGCAGCAGCGCCAGCGTGATGTTGCTGCACTTGATGCCAGATACTCGAGGGAATTAGCCGATGCGAGAGCTGAAAATGAAACTCTTCGCGCTGACGTTGCCGCTGGTCGTAAGCGCCTGCGGATCAACGCCACCTGTCCAGGCTCCGTGCGTGAAGCCCCCACCACCTCCGGCGTGGATAATGCAACCGGCCCCCAACTGGCAGACACCGTTACACGGGATTATTTCACCCTCAGAGAGCGGCTGATGACGATGCACAAGCAACTGGAAGGGGCACAGGACTATATCCGCACTCAGTGCCTGAAATAAGTTTTGTTGATGCGCCGTATCGTCGCTGTATTCCCTCATTAACAGAGACCGCAGCCCGACAGGGAGACTCCTCTGCGCGAGTGTGCGGGGATAATCAAAAACGATACACACCGGAGTTTACCGCGTTAACGGAGCGCGGCGTTGTCCCCTCATAGTCGCCTGTCCGGTGCGATGGTGGAAGAAGCCGGATGTTTATCACTATTAATTGATGACACAGAAATGGATTCATTGAATTTCAGCACGTTTTTGTATTCGTGTTATTGAACATCTGTTTATTTTACTTTTAACATATTGATAATAAAAAGAGCTGTAAATCTTTAGATGAGTCGATTTTGTCCGGGGAAGTTCAAATGGATTTTATGCTGACGGTTTCTGGTGTGGTTATCCTGTCCATTGCTTATACTGCAGATAAATATGGCTGCCATTTGTTATCACGTATTGGCGCTTATTGTTCGTTGATGCTGATTTTCTCGTCGCTTTTTTTTGAGTAAGTTATATTAATTATAACAAATAATTTTCTGTGTTATTTTTTCAGGCTATCCCGTCAGAGGGGAAGCCTGTACTGCCGGGGAGCGAATGGAAAACTGATGTGTCCGGTAACTGCGTGTTCTGTGAACACCATGTTACTTAATTATGTAATTCATACCCGAACTCTCTGTTGACAGCCTTCTTCTGCAGGCTTCAATAACCCACGCTGAAAAGTTTCCTGAACCTTTCAGATCAAGAGCGATGTTAATTTGTTCAATCATCTGGTTTGGAAATCGGATGTTGCGGGTTGTTGTTCTGCGGGTTCTGTTCTTTGATGACATAATGTTTCCCCATATTCAGTGTTGCTGATTTGTATTATCTGAAGTTGCTTTTACGTTAATTTGACGCAGATCAATTAATACGATACCTGCGTCATAATTGATTATTTGACGTGGTTTGATGGCGTAGATGCACGTTGTGATATGTAGATGATAATTATTATCATTTTGCGGGTCCTTTCCGGCGATCCGACAGGTTACGGGGCGGCGACCTCGCGGGTTTTCGCTATTTATGAAAATTTTCCGGTTTAAGGCGTTTCCGTTCTTCTTCTTCGTAACTTAATGTTTTTATTTAAAACACCCCCTGAAAAGAAAGGAAACGACAGGTGCTGAAAACGGGCTTTTTGGCCTCTGTCGTTTCCTTTCTCTGTTTTTGTCCGTGGAATGAACAATGGAAGTCAACAAAAAGCAGCTGGCTGACATTTTCGGCGCGAGTATCCGTACCATTCAGAACTGGCAGGAGCAGGGAATGCCCGTTCTGCGAGGCGGTGGGAAGGGTAATGAGGTGCTTTATGACTCTGCCGCCGTCATAAAATGGTATGCCGAAAGGGATGCTGAAATTGAGAACGAAAAGCTGCGCCGGGAGGTTGAAGAACTGCGACAGGCCAGCGAGACAGATCTCCAGCCAGGGACTATTGAGTACGAACGCCATCGACTTACGCGTGCGCAGGCCGACGCACAGGAGCTGAAAAATGCCAGAGACTCCGCTGAAGTGGTGGAAACCGCATTCTGTACTTTCGTGCTGTCGCGGATCGCAGGTGAAATTGCCAGTATTCTCGACGGGATCCCCCTGTCGGTGCAGCGGCGTTTTCCGGAACTGGAAAACCGACATGTTGATTTCCTGAAACGGGATATCATCAAAGCCATGAACAAAGCAGCCGCGCTGGATGAACTGATACCGGGGTTGCTGAGTGAATATATCGAACAGTCAGGTTAACAGGCTGCGGCATTTTGTCCGCGCCGGGCTTCGCTCACTGTTCAGGCCGGAGCCACAGACTGCCGTTGAATGGGCGGATGCTAATTACTATCTCCCGAAAGAATCCGCATACCAGGAAGGGCGCTGGGAAACACTGCCCTTTCAGCGGGCCATCATGAATGCGATGGGCAGCGACTACATCCGTGAGGTGAATGTGGTGAAGTCTGCCCGTGTCGGTTATTCCAAAATGCTGCTGGGTGTTTATGCCTACTTCATAGAGCATAAGCAACGCAACACACTTATCTGGTTGCCGACGGATGGTGATGCCGAGAACTTCATGAAAACTCACGTTGAGCCAACCATCCGTGATATTCCGTCGCTGCTGGCGCTGGCTCCGTGGTATGGCAAAAAGCACCGGGATAACACGCTCACCATGAAGCGTTTCACCAATGGTCGTGGCTTCTGGTGCCTGGGCGGTAAAGCGGCAAAAAACTACCGTGAAAAGTCGGTGGATGTGGCGGGTTATGATGAACTTGCTGCCTTTGATGAGGATATTGAACAGGAAGGCTCTCCGACGTTCCTGGGCGATAAGCGTATTGAAGGCTCGGTCTGGCCAAAGTCCATCCGTGGCTCCACGCCCAAAGTGAGAGGCACCTGTCAGATTGAGCGTGCAGCCAGTGAATCCCCGCATTTTATGCGTTTTCATGTTGCCTGCCCGCACTGCGGGGAGGAGCAGTACCTTAAATTTGGCGATAAAGAGACGCCGTTTGGCCTCAAATGGACGCCGGATGATCCCTCCAGCGTGTTTTATCTCTGCGAGCATAATGCCTGCGTCATCCGCCAGCAGGAGCTGGACTTTACTGATGCCCGTTATATCTGCGAAAAGACCGGGATCTGGACCCGTGATGGCATTCTCTGGTTTTCGTCATCCGGTGAAGAGATTGAGCCGCCGGACAGTGTGACCTTTCACATCTGGACGGCGTACAGCCCGTTCACCACCTGGGTGCAGATTGTCAAAGACTGGATGAAAACGAAAGGGGATACGGGAAAACGTAAAACCTTCGTGAACACCACGCTCGGTGAGACGTGGGAAGCGAAAATCGGCGAACGTCCGGATGCTGAAGTGATGGCAGAGCGGAAAGAGCATTATTCAGCGCCCGTTCCTGACCGTGTGGCTTACCTGACCGCCGGTATCGACTCCCAGCTGGACCGCTACGAAATGCGCGTATGGGGATGGGGGCCGGGTGAGGAAAGCTGGCTGATTGACCGGCAGATTATTATGGGCCGCCACGACGATGAACAGACGCTGCTGCGTGTGGATGAGGCCATCAATAAAACCTATACCCGCCGGAATGGTGCAGAAATGTCGATATCCCGTATCTGCTGGGATACTGGCGGGATTGACCCGACCATTGTGTATGAACGCTCGAAAAAGCATGGGCTGTTCCGGGTGATCCCCATTAAAGGGGCATCCGTCTACGGTAAGCCGGTGGCCAGCATGCCTCGTAAGCGAAACAAAAACGGGGTTTACCTTACCGAAATCGGTACGGATACCGCGAAAGAGCAGATTTATAACCGCTTCACACTGACGCCGGAAGGGGATGAACCGCTTCCCGGTGCCGTTCACTTCCCGAATAACCCGGATATTTTTGATCTGACCGAAGCGCAGCAGCTGACTGCTGAAGAGCAGGTCGAAAAATGGGTGGATGGCAGGAAAAAAATACTGTGGGACAGCAAAAAGCGACGCAATGAGGCACTCGACTGCTTCGTTTATGCGCTGGCGGCGCTGCGCATCAGTATTTCCCGCTGGCAGCTGAATCTCAGTGCACTGCTGGCGAGCCTGCAGGAAGAGGATGGTGCAGCAACCAACAAGAAAACACTGGCAGATTACGCCCGTGCCTTATCCGGAGAGAATGAATGACTCGACAGGAAGAACTTGCCGCTGCCCGTGCGGCACTGCATGACCTGATGACAGGAAAACGGGTGGCAACGGTACAGAAAGACGGACGGAGAGTGGAGTTTACGGCCACTTCCGTATCTGACCTGAAAAATACATTGCGGAGCTGGAAGTGCAGACCGGCATGACACAGCGACGCAGGGGACCTGCAGGATTTTATGTATGAAAACGTCCACCATTTCCCACCTTCTGGGGCCGGACGGCATGACATCGCTGCGTGAATATGCCGGTTATCACGGCGGTGGCAGCGGATTTGGTGGGCAGTTGCGGGCGTGGAACCCACCGGGTGAAAGTGTGGATGCAGCCCTGTTGCCCAACTTTACCCGTGGCAATGCCCGCGCAGACGATCTGGTACGCAATAACGGCTATGCCGCCAACGCCATCCAGCTGCATCAGGATCATATCGTCGGGTCTTTTTTCCGGCTCAGTCATCGCCCAAGCTGGCGCTATCTGGGCATCGGGGAGGAAGAAGCCCGTGCCTTTTCCCGCGAGGTTGAAGCGGCATGGAAAGAGTTTGCCGAGGATGACTGCTGCTGCATTGACGTTGAGCGAAAACGCACGTTTACCATGATGATTCGGGAAGGTGTGGCCATGCACGCCTTTAACGGTGAACTGTTCGTTCAGGCCACCTGGGATACCAGTTCGTCGCGGCTTTTCCGGACACAGTTCCGGATGGTCAGCCCGTAGCGCATCAGCAACCCGAACAATACCGGCGACAGCCGGAACTGCCGTGCCGGTGTGCAGATTAATGACAGCGGTGCGGCGCTGGGATATTACGTCAGCGAGGACGGGTATCCTGGCTGGATGCCGCAGAAATGGACATGGATACCCCGTGAGTTACCCGGCGGGCGCGCCTCGTTCATTCACGTTTTTGAACCCGTGGAGGACGGGCAGACCCGCGGTGCAAATGTGTTTACAGCGTGATGGAGCAGATGAAGATGCTACGACACGCTGCAGAACACGCAGCTGCAGAGCGCCATTGTGAAGGCGATGTATGCCGCACCATTGAGAGTGAGCTGGATACGCAGTCAGCGATGGATTTTATTCTGGGCGCGAACAGTCAGGAGCAGCGGGAAAGGCTGACCGGCTGGATTGGTGAAATTGCCGCGTATTACGCCGCAGCGCCGGTCCGGCTGGGAGGCGCAAAAGTACCGCACCTGATGCCGGGTGACTCACTGAACCTGCAGACGGCTCAGGATACGGATAACGGCTACTCCGTGTTTGAGCAGTCACTGCTGCGGTATATCGCTGCCGGGCTGGGTGTCTCGTATGAGCAGCTTTCCCGGAATTACGCCCACGATGAGCTACTCCACGGCACGGGCCAGTGCGAACGAGTCGTGGGCGTACTTTATGGGCGGCGAAAATTCGTCGCATCCCGTCAGGCGAGCCAGATGTTTCTGTGCTGGCTGGAAGAGGCCATCGTTCGCCGCGTGGTGACGTTACCTTCAAAAGCGCGCTTCAGTTTTCAGGAAGCCCGCAGTGCCTGGGGGAACTGCGACTGGATAGGCTCCGGTCGTATGGCCATCGATGGTCTGAAAGAAGTTCAGGAAGCGGTGATGCTGATAGAAGCCGGACTGAGTACCTACGAGAAAGAGTGCGCAAAACGCGGTGACGACTATCAGGAAATTTTTGCCCAGCAGATCCGTGAAACGATGGAGCGCCGTGCAGCCGGTCTTAAACCGCCCGCCTGGGCGGCTGCAGCATTTGAATCCGGGCTGCGACAATCAACAGAGGAGGAGAAGAGTGACAGCAGAGCTGCGTAATCTCCCGCATATTGCCAGCATGGCCTTTAATGAGCCGCTGATGCTTGAACCCGCCTATGCGCGGGTTTTCTTTTGTGCGCTTGCAGGCCAGCTTGGGATCAGCAGCCTGACGGATGCGGTGTCCGGCGACAGCCTGACTGCCCAGGAGGCACTCGCGACGCTGGCATTATCCGGTGATGATGACGGACCACGACAGGCCCGCAGTTATCAGGTCATGAACGGCATCGCCGTGCTGCCGGTGTCCGGCACGCTGGTCAGCCGGACGCGGGCGCTGCAGCCGTACTCGGGGATGACCGGTTACAACGGCATTATCGCCCGTCTGCAACAGGCTGCCAGCGATCCGATGGT